ATGACACTGAACGCGACAACATCTTGACCTTTCTGCGTGCGCGTAATGCAGTCGAGTCATTTGACTGGACTGACCCGAATAGTTACCCTGGCAAATGGGTTTGCCGCAGTTGGAGCACAAGCCAAGTTAGCTGCAATTTTAACAACATCAGCGCCACTTTTGAAGAGGTATTTGAACCCTAATGGCATATACCGCATGGCAAGCCAGCAACACCTACGCCGTTGGCAACATTGTCCGCGCCACTGCGGTGCAGGACTTTGGCCTGGTGTTTCAATGCACCACGGCTGGCACATCAGGCGCTACGCAACCGGCATGGCCAACGCTGATTGATAGTACTACCGTTGATGGCAGCGTTACATGGACGGCGATCAGTGCAGTATATGAAGACCTCAGCGTGCTGGCACCTAATGCCATTATCGAGTTGTTCCAGTTGCATCTTGACGCTACTCTGCATGGCACCAGCGACATTTATTATTTTCACAACGGTGTCAATGCAGCGGTAACTGGTAACATCACATGGAATGGCCAAGCGTATGTAAGGCTGCCGATTGAGGCAACTGGTTTTGATTACTCAAGCACTGGCAGCTTGCCACGCCCTAAGTTAGTCATAAGCAACATTGACAGTAGCATTACAGCAATCTTGCTTTCAATTAACCTTATAACACCAGGCAATGACCTAGGCGGCGCAAAGGTAGTGCGTGTTCGCACACTTAAGAAATACCTTGATGGTGAAGCAGGTGCCGATCCGCACGCTAAGTTCCCAGATGAAGTTTGGTACGTTGATCGCAAGGCAAATGAAAATCGTGCAGCGGTTGAATTTGAACTTGCCAGTAAATTTGACCTAGCTGGTGTCATGCTGCCTCAGCGGCAGATCATTGCTAACGTATGCCAGTGGCAATACCGCAGCAGTGAATGCGGGTACACTGGAATTGATTATTACGATATAAACGATAATGCTGTTGCATCTAGTATTAATGATGTATGCGGCAAAAGAGTAAGCAGTTGTAATGCAAGATTTGCATCATTCGCACTTACCGGTTCTGTAACGCTTGGCAGTAGTACATTAAATTTGGCTTCTGCAACAATCGTTAGCGTTGGCACACCTGTGGCCGGTTTTGGTATACCAGCAAGCACAACAGTGTCGTCATCAAGTGGATCTGCTATCACATTAAGCCAGGCAGCCACTGCAACGTCTAACGTAACTACAAATGGAACACTGCAAACTAACATAACGCAAATAATTGTAAGCTCTGCTACTGGGCTTGCAACGGGAATGGCGGTCAGTGGACCGTATCTAAGTGCAGGTACTACAGTATTAGCAATTGCAGGGTCAACCGTAACAATTACGCAGCCAGCAACTAGCGCTATAGTTTACACAGCAAGCGCCACAAGAAATGATTATTTGCCTGTGTCCGGTTCTGAACAATTCCCTGGTTATAACCCTTATATAATGGGACTAATCAACGGGACGACTGCAGGACTTTCGGTTGGAATGCGCGTGATGGGCCAAGGATTGCCATCAGATTATTCCACTAAAATTACGCAAATTGTTAATAACACTACGATTTTAATTTCGTATGCTAGGCCGCGGACCAATGGCCTTGGAAGTTTATATACTTATACATTTTACACTGTTTCTATTCCAATTTCTCCAGGCGCTTACAGCTTTACTGGCAACAATAGATATGTATTTAGAGGTTCATTGCCAGAATTACCTTTCGGCAGTTTCCCTGGAGCTGGATTAATCCAATGAAATTAACTGATGCGATCTGCGCTGAAATTCTTGAGCACGCCAAGCAGGAAGATCCACGGGAATGCTGCGGTTTAGTTGCAGTCGTCAAAGGACGGCGCAGGTATTTCCCATGCCGCAACATTGCCGATACACCGAATGAGCATTTTGTGCTGAGTGGTGAGGATTACGCGCAGGTTGAAGACCAAGGTGAGATCATCGCTATTGTCCACAGTCATCCAGTAACCAATCCAGCGCCATCAGATGCAGACCGTTTGGCATGTGAAAAGTCAGGGCTTTCATGGTTTATCGTCAATCCCAAAACGGAAGGATGGGGCTATTGCGAACCAAGTGGTTTTGAGCTTCCATATGTTGGCCGCGAGTTTGTGTTTGGCATGGTGGATTGCTACTCGCTGGTGCGTGATTGGTACGGCAAAGAATTTGGCTTGCAGCTTAGCGATTACGAACGCCGCGATCTGTTCTGGGAGCGTGGCGAGAACCTATACCTAGACAATTTTCGCCGCGAGAGATTCCATAAGATTTCATTTGATGAATTGCAATATGGCGATGCTTTATTGATGCAACTTGGTTCAAGCCTGCCAAATCATGCCGCCATCTACATTGGTGACCAGCAGATCCTGCATCACATCCAAGGCCGGCTGAGCAGCAGGGACGTTCTTGGGAGCTACTATACTAAGAACACTGCCATGGTCTTGCGGCATGAAAGTCGTTAAGGTCTACGGCGCCCTACGCAAACGGCTGGGGCAATGCCGCTTCCAGTTCGAGGCTGATACGCCTGCCCAAGCGATCAAGGCATTATGCGCCAATTTCCCTGGCCTTGAGAAGTGGCTGATCGATAGCGAGCAGGATGGTGTGGGCTATCGGGTGACGATCGGCAAGGAAAAAATAGGTGAGGATGAAGCTGCCGCCTTGCTCATGCCATGGAGTGAGCGCGAGGTGTTCAGTATCACACCGGTTGTAGCTGGTGCAGGTGCTGTGGGGCGCATCCTTACGGGTGTTGCATTGATTGCATTGGCCTTTATCAGCTTTGGCGGTACGGCTTTTGCTGGTGTTGGCGGGGCAGGCGGCTTGGCTATCTTTGGTGGAACAGGGGCGGCATGGGGATCTGCTGCATTGTTTGGGGTTGGTTCTTTCCTTGTGCTTGGCGGTGTATCACAATTGCTGTCTCCGACGCCAACCTTTTCGGCCCTTGAGCGCGGCAAGGAAGCAGCACGTTTGGAGTCGTTCAACTTTTCAGGCATTGTCAATACCACCCAGCAGGGGATGCCAGTTCCTGTTTGCTATGGTCGTGCCTATGTTGGGTCTGCTGTAATCAGCAGCGGCCTTGACGTGGATCAATCATGATTGAACTTATTCAAGGCGCTGGTGGCGGCGGTTGCTTTCTTGGTGATACGTTGGTGCGGGTGCCTGATGGCACATGCCGTATTGATGAGCTAAAGCCTGGCAGTTTGGTGCTGAGCTTTGACGATCAGGGGCAGTTGCACCAGGCCACGGTGCTCAAGGTCCATGAGCATAACGGCGAGCGCGTTGTGCGCTACCGATTGTGGGGCGGTGCAGTGCTGGATGCCACGCCCAATCACTGGGTGCTCAACCAGTTCAACGCCTTTGTTGAGATTGGCACACTGGGTGCTGACGATTGCTTGGTGGATGAGAATGGCCACCTGCGGCCAATCGTGGATCGCGCTGAGCTTTGCACCGGCACCGTCTACAACCTGACGGTAGAGGGCCACCATACCTTCATTGCAGGCGGCATCCGTGTCCACAACGCTGGACTTGGCATGGGCATTGCCGGGGCTGGTGGCGGCGACAGCGGTAAAGGCGGCGGCGGCCAAGCGTATATACCATCGGAGGCCGATGATTCGCTTCAATCAATACAATATGCAAATGTATTGGATTTGCTTAGCGAAGGCGAAATTGGCGGCCTTGATAATGGATACAACAGTATCTATCTAGATGGCACACCAGTCCAAGGCAGCAGTGGCGCTGATAATTTTACTGGCTATACAATTGCAACGCGCAATGGCACGCAAGCGCAATCAGCAATTACCAATTTATCAGGTGGCACTGAATCCGAAAAAGGCGTTAATGTAGAAGTCAGGAACAATACGCCTGTCACTCGTTCAATTACGGACGATGACGTTGATCGCGTGCGTGTCACGGTCCAAGTTCCTGCGCTGCAAGTTATTGAAAATGATGGCGACATTGTTGGCAATAGTGTCAGCATTTCTATTCAAGTGCAATACAATGGTGGCGGCTTTAATTCTGTCGTAAGCGACACCATTAGCGGCAAGACA